GTTTCTCTTGGGAAGTTCAAAGGATTACAATCCTTCATTCCCGGATAAAGCGACCTTCGGATTCCTTGTGAAAAGAAATGATCACAGGAGTTCCCATGACCACCCTAGAAATCACAAGGCCACCCTAAGCCGCATACAAGCAAATTAAGACTTGTTGCGCCCCACTGTGAGATCTACACTACTCGGTACTGGCTTCAGGGCCGAAGCCCGGAAGGACAGAAACCGCTGTAGCCATCTTCCAACGACGATCCGAGTCCCCTGATCTTCCTTTCGGATGAACAGGGCACCCGGAGCAACGTTGGGAACTGCTCCCGCTAAAGCATCTGCCTCTACCAGGGATTTAAGCGCCGTCTCGAGAGCCACATTACCGGGAACTTTCGTTTTACCGGCAGTGTGGATCCGAGTTAGTGCAAGAAGCCCATGGTAAAGCGATCTCGCGGATCGGTAGCTATCCGTCGCTAGTTCGTTCATCCGCCAAACGATCGACTCTACAGCCAAAGTGGTCTCGGGTGTATTCGAATGAATACCATCGAGTCCATACTGGTCATAGAATTTCGTTCGTGGTGCCCAGTATCCAGGTAGCTCTTTTCGAACTTGGTGTACATCTACACCCCCTTGTTCAGAGGGCTCAGGATAAGAGACTACTCTCGTAACCTCTTTATCGCTGAGAAGCCCGGAAAGCATTTCCCGGATCCGAAGCATCACCGCTCGATTGTTAATCGAGGGTAAGGCCGAATAGAAACTAGTGGAAGATAACCACTGAGTCCACGAATCCCATTTGCTAAGCGGTCCGCCTGGCTGAGTAAGGAATACCAGGAGCATCATTGATCTTCTACTCATCTCTGAGTAGGGCTTCATAAGAGCTCCCAGGACCCGATATCCAGCCCCTTGGAACGCGAGAGCATCTGAGACCTTCAGAGCTCGCAGTTTCCCGATCTTCTCTAGAAGCATAGTCAAGCAGGCTAGGCTTCCGGCTGCGACCGACACCTCTTTCAATGAAATTGGTGAACAATCGTAGCCAGGCACCCGGAATCGTTTAGCGAATTCAAAAACCCCCTTGTGGGAGATTAGAGATTTCCCTAAATTGATTCCTACGCCAAGCTCGTCCATGACGAGTAGATAAGATCGGGCGACGACACTGTCAAGGATGACGATATCATCGCCTAAGATGGCGTAATGTCTGAACCACGCAGTGTATCCAACCCTCCAGGCGGCGAATTGAACGAGGAAATGATGAGTCATTGCCAACATAGCCCATGAGCTGAGAGCTCCCATAGGTTGCCCGACTGCATATCGCAGCCGAAGCTTTCCATAGGAGTAATCCCGGCCAACGAGCAATGTCTCCCAGGATTTTCCAATTCCTGGGATCAGTTGATTTAGCAATACAGATTGCACCGACACGGGTAACCGGTCGGTAGCAGCTGAGAGATCCAAAGAGAACACATGTCTGTGTCCTTTCTGGACGAGATCAGCGGCGTATCGAACCGCAGCATCCTGATCGTGAGTACCATCCATCGGCAAATGCCGAAGGATAGAAAACAACCAGAGATGCAGAGGCTCCATCACCATCTGCGTCAGCCAATCAACCATGGCGAAAACTCTCATTTTCCCAGGTTCCTCTTTGACCCCGAGTTTCCCCAGGGCCCAAGTAGGGGCCTTCGATCCGGATTGCGCTTCTGAGACTGCAATAGCCTCAGCATACGTATACCACTTAGTCAGCCCTAGGACCGCGGTGAACTGTAAGTAGGCGGCCCGCAATAGCGGGTCGGCCCACAAAGCTCTCGCGTTCTTCGGAAAGACTGAGAAGGACGTTTGGGAAAGAGATTTCCCAGACGTTCCGGGCGAAGACTTCAGGATCGGCCGCGGATCGAACGTAGGTTCGAAAGGTGGAATACCGTACGGTGTTAACCATACAACAAACCACTTAGCGAACTGTTCGTACGGACCCAGGTCGAACTCCTTACCAGGCTGAGTGATCGTCTTGAACGATAGATCGCCCTTGAACTCCATAACTCGGTATAAACCGAAGAATGTGAGCCAAAGGCGGATCATCCAAGGGTCACCAGCCCGGATCAGAGTCCGGCACCAGGCCGGAATGATCCGAGGTAACCCTGCCCGGTTTCGGGAGACTCTAGGTCCGATGACGGCACAGTCAGATAACTCGTCCCCTGCAACACTCTTCATAAGAAGGATGTTACAAGATTTGAGGTACTTGGCCGCACCTTTCGTACCTTGTCTCCGTACCAACGGAACAAGAGTTCGCGCAAAGGATAAGACTGCTAAGACCCAGGACTGAGTTACCTTACCTGCCACTAGCCGAACCACCTTTAACAGTGGCCCGACTAGGGCTGTCGGTTTTTGTAAGACCGACTGCCAAGAATAGTGTCCGCTGTTGTTGACTAGCGCAGTAGAAACGATGTTTCTAGTTGTTCTAATTAGCGACAGCATTGGTCAATAAACTAATAATGACCCACTATTCCCTTCAGTTTCCGACTGCCCTTTTGCAAGGGTAAGCCGGGCTGCAGGCACCCCTCAGGGGGTAGGTGTGGAAACCCGTAGGGTTGTCGACACATTATCAATCATAAGTGATAGGTACAATTGACCTTTCAATTCACTAGATGATCTTGGGCTCCCGAAGGCGGACCCAAGACCCTCTCCAACTCGAAGTTGGACCGAGGAACCATTCATGAATCTGCTAGCCAAAAATAGAGCTACCAGAACCCCTCCAGATAAGGCGGGAAACCTAGAAACCACGCACGGCGCTAGGCCTCACGGCCTCATCCAGAATTTTCTCTTTACTCATGACTGACCCATGTCGATGCCCTAACTAGGGAATCGAACAGAGTCCTCCGAACCGGAAATCCTTACGGACCTGCGGCCGACTTTCGTCGCTGCACCGGCTGTTCCTCTTACGAGGACCCGGAAATAAGTGGGATTGTCTCTGAGGGAAGAGCCCTAATTCTGAGATGCTCAAGGGGAAGTACCCCCAGTTGCACAACACGATATTGCTACCATGAAGCACAAACTAGGGGTCTCCTTTGGAGACTTCCTAAGTTTAGC